TCATCTGCACGCCTGCAATGCGGCTTCGAGACGAGCTTCGTAGCCCTGCCGCAGTTCGTTTTCGGCGAGAAGCGCCCGGACCTGATCGAGCAGTCCCGATCCGGCGGAAAGCGACTGCGTCGGCCATGCCGGGCGCGCGACCTCCGGAGCGCGGCACGGAACCGGGACCGGAACATCGATAGTCACCGGCCTGTAAACCGGTTTAGCCGCACATCCCGCCAAGGCCATGAGTAAAACCGGAAATATAGGCAAAAGCCTTTTCATTTTCTCCCCTGCAGGTATTCACGCAAAAGTTTCCGCGCCGCTTCACATTCGCCACCCTCTGGTTTCGCGTCGGCGATTTTCCGCGCGCGCTCTTCATGTCTTTCCGCTTCGCGTCCGGCTTTTTTCATCGCCGCGGCCGCGGTGGCTTGCCGCGCTTCCGCTTCCATCCTCAAATTCCGCGCAGCCTTGTCGGCGATGGCGGCGCGGGCGGCCCATTCCTCGTTGGCGCTCAGGCATGATGCCTGCGCCGCGCGCGTCTCCGCCAGCTCGGCTTTCAGGTCGGCGCGGGAGATGGCGAGCCAGGCGATGGCGCCGATTACCGCCACAGCCATTGCCGTGATCGCTCCGGCTTTCCATGCGTCAGGAATCGTCATTTTTTTCACCGGGTTCGGTTTTCGCCTTGATGGCTATGCCGCCCGCGCCTCCGAACAGGATTCCTGTAAGGCCAATGCTGAAATCAAGCGGATCGAAACGGCGCAGGCCGAAAACGCCGAAGGCGGAAAAGGCCAGAAAGCAAATATAGCCTGCAAAAAGCAGCACCCGCGTTATCTCATAAGTCTCGTTGTCCTTGCCGGTGAGAAGAAGACGTAAAAACCGTTTCACGCCGCTTTTTCCTGTCCGCGCCCGTTTCCGTTTTTTCCGCTCCGGCGGCGCGGCAGCGCTTTGCCTGCCGCGTTTCCTCCGTTGCCTCCCGCTTCCTCCCGCTCTTTGCTCTCCGCCCACGGCCTTTACATTTCTCATCTCTATATTTTCTCTCATCTCTATATTTTCTCTCATTTCTCTCATTTCTCTCATTTCTCTCATCTCCCCGCCTGCCGCGGCTTATCCGGCGGATGAAGCCGTTTCCGCGGCCTGTTGCGCTTCTTCCCTTTCCGGTTCGTTCCACAACGCGGCTTCGGCGGCGCGGCGGCGCGTAAGGCCGCCCATGGCCTCGCCCGCCACGCGGTTCCAGCGCATCAATTGCGCCGGAACCTGATCGTACCAGCCGCGGTTCAACAGCCTGAGCAGCGTCGAGTTGCTGAAATTGGCCGCGCCGACGTTAAAGACGAAGCTGACCAGCGCGGAAAACTGGTTGCCATTAAGCGGCACGCCCACCAAACGCGAAACCGTGCGCTCGGCCATGCGCAAATCCTCGTTTAAAAGCTGTTCGGCCTGTTCCGGGGTTATCCTCATGCCGGCGCGCACGGTGCGCGTGTGGCCATAACCTATGCTCCGGATTCCGCCGGGACAAAGATACGGCGTGAGATGTAGGCCCTCGAACCGCTTTATCAGAGTGACTCCGGCATCGTTTATCCTGCGTGCGCCCCAGAATTCCGGCAGCGCGATTTCGCCGTCTTCCATAATACTGTACCCCGCCAATACAACGTTAAGGACGCGCGGAAACCGCCCTGCCATTCCCGTCTCGGGCGGCAAGGCGGATTGCATCGCCGTTTTCCGCGCAAAAAGCAGCTCTATCTGCGCGCCGCGCCAAGCTTGCGCTCGATTTTTTCGAGCACGGCGAGATGGGCGTTCAGCCGTTCCTCTATCCTCGCCAGGCGCTCCAAGATCTGGGATTGCGTCTGCGACTGTTGCGTCTGCGCGGCCTCGATGACCGAAACCCGCTGTTCCATGAAAAAAAGATCGCGCTCTTTGGCCGAAGCCCACCACACTACCGTCGCGCCCTGCAAAAGCACGGCCGCGACAAGCGCCAGCGGCACGTGCCTGCCGATGATCCCCGGCGTTTCGTTTTTCATGCCGTATTTTCCTTTCTTCCCTTCACCGCTTTTCCGCGGCTTTTTATCCTTTCGTCACCCTCACCCGCCATGTTCCCGAGCCGAAAGTGACGTTGCCGCCGGTCTGGTTCTGCAAGCGGATTACCACGGTGCCGGCGGCGCTGACGTAGGCCGTGGCCATGACTCCCTGAAGATCGTAGGGAGCCGCGGCCTGCGCATAGTCGCCGAAAGCCGCTCCCGTAACCGTTATGGAAGGCGAGGTTGCTCCGGCTCCGTCGTTCACGGTGCCAGGATTCCAAAGCAGCGTGTTTTCCAGAAACGGGGAAGCCAGCGGAACCCAGGCCGATCCCGTGTAATGCAAAAGCCTGTTTTCGTCGCGCGCCCATACGCGCCAGCCCGCTTCCGGCGTCTTGAAGCGCCAGCCGGAATAATAGGCCGCGACCTTGCCGGCATGGCCGATCCAGGCGCCTGTGGGCGACGGCCCCACTATGTAGGCGTCACCGGCGGAAGGCGAGGCCGGAGGATCGTTGAGCGTCCGGCCGATTACCGAAGCCTGCGCCAGGAAATCCAGATCGTTGAGAGCCTCGTTGTGCGTGATTTCCTTTTGCGCCTGCGACGAGACCATGTAAGGCATCGCCAGATTGGGGGTCGTTGTCATTTCGCTTCTCCGTTTTCCGCTTTCACCCGCGCGCGGACGGTCAAACTTCCGCGCTTCCCTTCGCGCCGCGTCCGTAACGCGCGCCGATTTGATAGACGTTCACGGTGAACCGCTCCGGAACGCTCGTGCCCCAGTCGGCGACCTGTTCGGCCGCGCTGTAAATCCGGGATGTCGATGCGACGCCGGAGAAGACGCGCACAACGTTGGCGCCGTCCATGATCTCGACGTCGTAAAGTTCAGCCGGTTCATCCAGCGGCACGTCGACGTTGTCGATCCAGTCCGCGTTGATCCGCGCGCAGCGTTTCCAGCTTATGACGAGATCGCTTCCCGCGCCCGCCGTCCTCGCGCCCGCGATGTGGACCGGCGCCAGAGGGCGCAAGGTTGCAAGCCCATAGGTGAACTCATGCTCCGGCGCGTCGCCCAAAGCCTGTCCAGTGGAAGGCGCACGGAATTTGCAGGCGCGTCCCCTGTCTGTCAGGCGGGCGGGAACGAATTGCACCGCTCCGCCGGTCAGCAGAACGAACCTTTCTCCCGCGCAGTGTCCTTGCGCTGCGGCTTCGGTGCCGCGTCTGCCGCGCAGAAGGTTGCCGAGCGAATAGAGCCCAGGTCCCAGCAGCGCGGCGGTCTGGAACTGTATTATTTCTCCGCCCAACAGCGCGGCGTTGGCGCCGTTCAGCAAATCGGCCTCGGTGCAGCTCGAAAGCGAGCCGCGCAACAGTTGCACCCTCACCTCGCCCGCGCGATCCATATACCAGGGCGGACCGTCCGGCAGGGCGGTGACGGCGATGCCGGCCACGGCGGCCGTACTGAAAGAGGCGGCGTTCACGTAATCGGCGCCGTCCCCGGCGGCGCGCCACAGCGAAGCGCCCGCCCATCCCTCTATTCCACTCGCGGCGGCGTAAAAACCTGGCTGGTCGTCCTCGGCGCGCAGCGGCGGTAAATCCATAAGATAAAGGAAGTTATCGGCCGAAGTTACAGTTAAGCTTTGATTTTCTCCGCCGCTTTCCGCCCCGGCCATAACCTCTTCCGCCGTGGGAGAAATCATGACTCCCTCGACCTCAAGCAGACCGCCGAAGCGTTTGACGCTTTCCACGCGCACAAGACCGTCTTCCAGAGCGGCCACGTCGCCCGGCTCCAGCGCGAGCCAGCGGCGCGAAAGGCCGAAGCGTGTCCGCTCGCGTTCCGCCCAGATATCGCGGAGTCGCGCTTCGGCGATTTGCTTGGCCTTCGCCGCCGTGCAAACCAGCGGCAATTTTATCGCGACCTCCGCGCCCGCGCCGCGCGCTGCCGCGCGTCTTGCTCTTTGGCTTCCCGCCTCATAGCCGCGCCAGGCGTCGGCGTAATCTATCCGCACTTCGAGCGGCAGGTCCATTTCCTGGGTCCGTGACCGCCCGCGCCGCGCTGGTATTTCCTCTTCCTCCCCGCCGTCCGGAGCCGCGTATTCCTGCGCCGGTATGGAGACGGACGGCGTTTGCCCGCGTCTTTTCGCCGTCAGCCGCCCGCCGCTTTCCACAAGATCGAAAGGCTCGAAGATCCGCAGCGGTTCGATGGCCTCGGCGGCGGTCATGTTTTCGTCGATTACGAAGCCGTCAACGGATATTTCCGCCAGTCCTGAGGCGTCGTAATCGTCGCCCGCGCATCCGGCGCGGGCGAGTATGTCGCTCACTACGTATTCAAGCGAATCCCCGGTGCGACGGCGGCGCACGATGCCGCACTGTTCCAGGCGGTTGTCGAATCCCTTCAGTCCGAGCAGCAAAATCCTCTCGCCGTCCACGGCGGCCGCGCCGAAGTCGCTCACCGCTCCGGAAAAACCGGAAACTGCGATTCCGTCGGCGGCGAGTTCGAATTCACCGCTTACAAGGGCTATTTCCGAAATCCGGTAAAAGTTGTCCGCGCCGCCGCGCTGCATAACCGCTATCCTGCCGCCGAAAACCATGGGCGCACAGGCGGTGCTTGAGGAAAAAGCCGAGTTCACCAGCTGCCGCCACGGGCGCGTCACCACCGCCGATTCCGTGCCCGGTCTGAATGACATCAGCGACATGTTGACAGCCGTACTGAAGAACAGCGTCCATTCGCCGTCACCCGTGCGCAAAAGCCGCGCTTGCGGACCGGCGCCTATATTGCTGTCGAACCCGCTCATGACCGTGTAGGGCTGTCCGGCGGCTATCTCTCCGTCACGCCAGAAAATGTGGCACGCGTACACGGCGGTGAAATAGGCGCCGCGGTCCGACATCAAATTCAGCAGCCCGCCCGCCATGGGAATGAACTGGGCGTAATAGAACGGGACGCGCGCCCCTGCCGTGCCCGCGCCCCAAACGTCGAAGAATCCCAGATCGACCACGTCAAGTCCGGCGCGGGCGAAGACACGCACGCCGCGCCTGCCGCCGGAAACATCGGTGACCGCGAAACGGTGGGCGTCGAGCCAGGCCGTTTGCCTGCTGTCATCCCCCGTGTCCATGCTTGTGCAAAGCACGTTTCCGAAGCTGCGGTTTTCCGTGTCATATATGGCCAAACGCTGGCCGGGTGTGGAGCCGGTGCTTTGCAGATAAAGCGCGGCGAAGCGCCCATCCGGAGCCAAGGCCCACGAATGATCGCCAACGTTGGACACGGCGAAACCGGCGCTTTGCGCGCGCGCGACTTCGACCGGCGACTCGCCGGTCACGTCGAATTCAACCACGCTGAATTTGGCCGAGCCGCCTGCGGCTTCATATCCGCCGACCAGCATTCTGCACGCCCGCGCCTCGTCGCCGCCGGTGACTATGGGTTGCATGCCGCCGTTGCGCAGGGAAGCGGCCACGTTGCTTATGCCCGCGTCCGCCGCGCCGAGCCATGACGGTTGCGGAGCTGTTTCCACCGGCAGCACCTCGAACGTCAGGTTAGGCAAGCGGTTGCCGAAATCGCCGAGCTGCAGGGATTCGAACACTACATAGGCGATCCCGCGGTACGCAGGAACCTGTCCGCTTCCAATGATCGATTCCATAAGCGGATCGACGCTCTGTGTCGCAGAGCCGTAATAGAATGTGGCGGTGCCGGCGGTGCCGCTTTTCCATACGCCGTTCTGATATATTATCTTGCTATCGGCCCAGACGGTGGCGATGCCGCCGATCTCGCCGGCGCAAACGGCCACGGCGCAATGCACGCTGTACGAGTAAGTTGTGCGCGAGGCGCCGCCGCCGATGATTCCGCCCTTGCCGCCGCCGGTTTGGCTCTCGTGCGCGGTTTCGATAAGGGAAGAGCACCAGATGACGTTTCCCGCGACGCGCGCGCAGCCATAGACAATCGGTATCGCCGCGCCGTAGCGCGAATCCTGCACGCGCAGGCTCTCCAGCCTCGGCCCGTCCTTGACCTCTCTTCCGCGCTCGAGGCCGGTTTCAACGTCTATCCATTTTCCCAGCCGGCGCGCATAGCCGCCCAGAATCCGCCCGCCGAGTCCCGGCAATATCCTGTTGCCGATCGCCGCGCCCGCGCTGGAAAGAACTATCGAAGCCATTTTCAGAAGTCAGAAGTCAGGTATCAGGTATCAGAAAAAACCAATGCCTTCGCAGGCATCGCCCTCAATCACCCTCTCCTTGCGGGAGGGTCGAAAATCCGCAGGATTTTCGGGAAGGGGCAAAAAACCTGTATACCCCAAGCAGTCTCCTCAACCAGTAATCGCCTATCGTCGTTTCCACGACGCGCCCCGCCGGAGCGAACGCATGGACCATCGTGTCTGCGCCTGTCGCCAGAGCGACGTGTTGCGGTTGATGGTCATAACGGAACAGCAAAACGTCTCCCGGCGAAAATCCATCGACGGCCACGGCGCCGTGCTCTTCCAGAGCGCGCACAAGAGACTTTCCGTCCGGACGCGGCGGATAATCCCGCCTGTCGTTCACGGCGAATCCGGCCGCACCCAGGGCGACAACGATAAGCCCTACGCAGTCCAGCCCGACACCCGGAGTCCTGCCCTGATGATGGAACGGCGTGCCGATGCATCCCCTCGCCGCCGCAATTGCTTTATTCACGCTATCAATATCGGCGTTCAACATATTGGTTTTTCTTCTGATTTTCTGTCCCTCCCGCAAGGGGAGGGTAATTGAGGACAGCGTCTTCGAAGGCATTGGTTTTTTCTGATACCTGATACCTGATACCTGATACCTGATACCTGCCTTCTGTCTCACGGGTACTGCAAAATCCTGTCCACTCCCGGCAGGTGCGGGAAACCGCCGAAGTTCACGCCGTTGGAATATTTGCCTTTGCAGGTGGAAAATCTCTTGTCGCACCCCGGCAAAGCTTCGTAGGAGTTGCCGACTGCAATCGCCTTCGACATCGGCAGCCACAGGTAAAATGTCTGGTTAAGCGCGTCCCAGCGCTTTATCTCCATCGCCGCGCCTGCGTTCGCGCCGCTTGTCCATACGATTTTTCCGTAATTGAAATATCCGTCCGTCTCGCCGCGCATGTAATCCACGAACGCCGAGTTGTCGATTGTCCCGGTGACCGAGCCGGAAACCTTCAACGACTCGATATCCACGCCGCAACCGGCGCCGCCCAGATCGTAACGGCATTCGGGGGTATAGGCGCCGCCTATGCGCCGCTGCAGCAAATCGCGCATTCCGCGCAATTCGGCGATGTATTTTCCGCCCGCCAGTGTTACTTCGCCCAACCAGCCGCGGCGCATGACGATTTTTCCCTGCGACGGATCGGCCCAGTTGACGACGGCGAATTCCACGCGCGCGCCGTCGTAAAGCCCTGCCTTTATGTCGTCCTCGCCTATTTCGGCGCTGTCGAGAATTCCCTCGACGGCAAGGACGCTTTCCCCGCCGCCGTCCGTCCCGGATTTCATGGCGGCGGAAGAAAAAGCGCCGTCGGCCTTATAGATGATTCCGTCCACTTCTATATTAGCGTCGTGCGTGGTGAAGGCTTTCACGATCCCGTCCGCGCGCGTTATCTTCACTATGTCGGCGAGCGTCGTAAGTTCGCCGTCAAGATGCGCCTGCAAGGCCGGGGAAATGGTTTTCATGCCTTTCCGTCCTCATACCCTTATTTCGACGAGCGGGATTTCCGTCTTCGCCCGGTTTTCGTCCTCGGCGGTTATGCGTAAAACGTCAGTGTCGAACCGCACCGGCACGTCGAATTCGAAGCCCGCCGTTATCACCTGCCCCGCGGCGGGCGCAACGGAGAAAGAGACAACGCCTGTCGCCGCGTTCACCGTCCAGCCTCCGGCAACCTGCGCTCCGTTCACGCCGATTACGACGCTGCCCTGCACCGGCTTGCGGATATCGCGCCGATGCGTCACTCCGCCGCTGCCGTAGTTCTTTACGAGCTGAAAGGCGAGCGTGCTTCCGTCGCCGGTGCCGATGATCTGGTCGTCGAACGCGGGCGCGGACACGCCGTCCGGCTTGCTGGTGAAATCGCTCCAGTCCTTCAGGCGGAAGCCGCGCGCGCGTCCGGCGCGCGCATGGAAGAAAGCCGACAGCAGCGCGGCGTCGGCCGCCGAGCGCACGCCGGTGCGCGCGTCATATACGCGCCGCGCCTGGCTCCAGTTCTGGTTGCGCCGCTCGAATCCGCCCGCGATGGTTATGACTTCAGTGGAAAATCCCGGACCGCCGCTCGCGCCGTAAGCGATTTTCAGCGGAAGCCTCACTTCATCGAAGGACATCGCCAACCTCTAACGTCATTCCAAATTCCCGCCCTCTTCAACGCTGATTTCCAGCCATTTGCCGCGATTGTCGAATTCCGCCACATGATGCACCAGAAAAAACCTGGAACCGTCGACGAGCTGCATTCCGGTTTTCACTTCCGTTTCCGGATTGTTTCGAATTCTGACAAGGTGCGTGATGCGCCTGTCCAAACTCACGGCCTGTGCGCCCGATGCCGGCATGATTTCGCCCCACAGGGCAGCGACGGAGATCCAGTTTGTGACAAATCCGCCTTCTCCGTCCGGCGTGAAGCTCTGTTTCTGCAGATCGAGCCGCCTGCGCAGATTGCCGATGCGCGTCATGTCCACATCCCGCGAATTCTGTAGGGATCCAGCAACGCCTGTATCACGAGTGGAACGCGCTCGGTGTTTTGCGGCGAAATCAGGATCGTCTCGCCGCGGTTTTCGTACCAGTGCGCGGCGAGTTGCTTTATCGCCAGCCTGATCGCCTCCGGCACGTCTTCCGCCGCGTTGCCGTAACCGGCGGTGAATTCTATCGCGTAATTGTTCACGAACCGCCTTTCCGCCGGCCAGGCGGAACCGGAGCGAAGCGCCAGCCTGCCCGGCTCGTGATATTTATCGACGAAATAATTCTGCTCCGGCCAGACTTCGCCTTCGCCACCGTCGTCCATGATTCTGAACTCGGTCACCGACACGAGCGGCGGTTTGGGCAGAGTGAAGAAATATCCGTCCGGCGAATTATCCCGCCACATGCGCCAGGTTTGCGTAATGAACGCGCGCCCGGTGTATTGCTCGGCCCACTGGCGGGCGGCGGTGACAAGCGATCCGATCAACGCATCATCCGCGTCGGTGTCAATGCGCGCGTGCGCCTTCATCTCGGCAAGCGTCACCGGCTCCGCGGCCGGCGGCGCTACGGATTCAAGAGATATCATGTGTTACTGCTCCCTGTTGCTACGCCCAGCCGCCCAGCACGCCGCGCGCCTCGTCGGCGTCGGCCAACGCGCACCCGCTCGGAGCGTCAATCACGATTCCGGCCCTTACGCAGGCATACCATTTGTTCGGGTCGCCAATGGCGGGACGCGCTTCTATCGGCGGGTCGGCTTCAGGGTCGCCCTCGATGGCCGGAACGCCGCGCATCGGGCCGATCATGTCATGGTATTGTTCATGCAGCGCCTCCAGCGCTTCCGCGCTGTCCGCCACAAGCCATGTGTCGTGATATTCCGTCATTGCGTCACCTTGACCAATTCGGCATCGGTAAGTATCCTGTTCCAGTATCTGAACTGCCTGAGCCAGCCGTTGAGCGGCCTCCATCCATCCGGCCTGTTGCCAAGGTCCAGTCTTGCGATTGCGGAAGGAACATTGCTGACACCCATTCCACCAGCGGAATCAATTGCCCCGTTCACGGCCATATAGTTATTGCCGGATTTATAGCGCATGGCCTGCCTGAAAACTGAATATGCAGAAATGGCAGACAATGTAACGCCTGAAAAATTAGATGTGCCGGATAGCGTTACAAACGCCTTTGGTTTTGATGTGCCTGTTTCAATTGAGGTGCAGACTGCGTTGTTCGTGCTGTTATCGTTGAAAAATACCGTATATGCGTTTTCAGTATCAACACCTGGTATAATTGCTTCCGCTAAAAATGCGCCTTCGCTGGCGTTGAACCATGGTATCGAATTTGTATAAAGAGAATCCGCCGCCCGCGTAACCATGCTGCCGCTGGTCACAATCGGGCTTGTGACTGTTTTGTCTTTCTCAAATTGTGGCTGGTAAACACGAATAGTGATGTCGATGGAATTTCCACTGCTTACACTGAACTGAATAAGCGGTTGCGCGTACGCTGTGGTATCTCCAGTAAGAGTTCTGGTATAAGAAACACGTTGCAATGTCGATGTTAATGTAATGCTTTTTCCTCCTCCTGTTAAATATGAAGGTGTCGAGTTAAATTCATTAATTGCGATATTAAGACCGTTTACATTCGTTTGGCTTCCGTCAACAAGTTTTACAAAAGAGCTAACCGTCCATATATCGTTTTTCACTGACGGATTAGCTGTTGTTTGTTCCAGCGTAATTCCACAATTATTCGACGATGACGCTGTGCCATACCAGCGAACATCAATATACGGCATACCATATTCTGTTCCGAGGCCGGTGATTGAACGGGTAAGTCCAGACACATTTGTCCACAAGCTCCAATACGTAGGCCCTGTTCCTGGAGTGCCTGCCGCAGCGCCGGATGCCACGCTATTGCGAATATTGTTCGTCCGCTGCTCCTCAATCAGCAAGCCTTTGAGAACTCCGGTCGCGGGGTCGCAATCAAAGCGCGGATTATTGCTGCTTGCCTGTTGCAACGTTCCGGTGCTGTCGAAGTACCACGCGCTTGAGGCGCGGGAAAACGTCAGCCCCTCCGGCAAAACGCCGCCCATGAAGGAAAAAGAGCGCGTGGGAACGTCCCTTTTACGCAAGAGCAGGATCGGCATCATCAAATCGCCCTTAACACAAGCTGGATAGTGCGGTCCGCGCCCTGGTTGACCGGCGTGCCGGAGGTGCCGGAGCGCAGCTTGAGCATCGGCACGGCGGCGAAATTCGCCGGATCGAGCGCGATGAAGCGCGAGGTTCCCGCCGTCACGGTTATCTCGTTTCCATTCACGTCGTAAACGTTGTTCCACGTCGCGCCGCCGTCCGGCGACATCTGGAACGTGACGCCCGCAGCCGTCCACGCCGAAGGCATGACAAGGCCGAACAGGCGGAGCCCGCCGAGGCTCACCGCGCCGGAAACGCTTTGCCCGCCGGCGATAACGGCGGGAACAAAATCAATCATGTTTGCCACTGTGTTGCGCATGTTTGCTCTCTTGTAAAAATGGCGTGAGTGTTGATCGCGGCGCGGGGCGAAAACGTAAAGCGGCGACCGGCCGCTCTTCGTCTCCCGCCCCTTGCGCCGTTTGCTCTTTCTTTCGCTTTCAAGACACCTAAGACACCGGCGCGTTGCGCGGATTTCCGGCTATGACGCAGGCCGCGCTCAACGCCCCGCTTGTCGCGCCGCTGGTGGTTATCACCGCGCGCACATAGCGTTGCGGGCCTATATAGCCCACAGCCTGCACGGCGTTGCTTCCCGACGAGCTGGTCACCGCCGTGAAAGAGCCGTCGAGATCGGACGCCGCAGCGTTGGTATAGGTTGTATCGTCCATCGAATGTTGGACCGATGGCGTGTGCGTGCCGTCGGCGCAAGCGCCGAAAGAGACAACGATCATCGCCGAATCGAAGCCGCGCAGGTCAATCCCGGTTCCGTTTGCGGTACCGTTGGTGCGCGCGGCGGGCGCAAGCGTTTGCTCGACTTTCACGTTGCGCGCAAGATCACGAATTGCCATGGTTTGTTTCTCCTTTCTGGATTGTTGCGTTTTTTACAGCGCCGCCGTCAGGCCGAAGCGAAGCGCAGCAGCTTTATCGCCTCGAAGTTCACCACGTCGCCGCCGACGCGCTTGCTGCAACGGAAGCGTACGAACGGCGCGGCGGTGTATGGATCGCGCAGCACGCGCAGCCCGACGCGGTCCACTATCGTGTAGCCTTCCGCGAAGTCGCCGAACGCGACCGACAGGCTGCCCTGAGCCGCGGCCGGCATATCCTCGGCCAGCACCACGGGATGCCCGAGCAGCGTCGCCGGATTTCCGGCCTGAAGGCCCGGCTGCCAGATATAGGCGTTGCTGGAACTTTCCTTGAATTTGCGGATCATGTCGGCCACCGCGCGCGGCATGAGCCACGAAGCTCTTGGCAGATAACCGGCCTTGAGCTTGTGCATGAGGGTTATCAGGGCATCCGCGCCCTCGCTGGACGAAAAACCGCCGTTGGCGCCGGTATTGACGTGCTCAAGCACTCCCCAACCGCGCGCTGCGTCTCCCACTGCGGCGGTGGAATAGCTGAGGAAACCGCGCGGTTGGCCGAGACCGTCTCCGGCCACGAACGCCGCGTTTTCCTTGCGGGCGAATTTGTCCGCCACCCGCGCGATCAGCCATTCCTCGACGTTTATCACGGCGTCGTCGAGCAATTTTTGCGTCGCCCTTGGCTGGGCGTAAAGCTCGTGCACGGGTATGCGTATGCTGCCGATGGTTCCTTCCGTGGTGTCCTGGCGCGTTCCCATCTCCGCCACCCATTGCGCGTCTGGCTCGCCGGTGTCGCGCAAAATTTCCACCGCCTCGCTGGAAATGGTCATGACGGTGGCGATCTGGCGCATCGGCGTTGTGTCGTGCTGGCGCATCACCACGCGATCCGATATCTCCGGCGGCACCATATAGCCTCCGGCGGGATCGCTGATTACGCTCATGTCCTTGGTCTGGAGCAGCGAAAGGTCGCCTTCATGCCCTTTGGCCACGTAACGCATGAACGCTGTCTTGTATTCGCTGTCCCCGTCGCCGGGCGTTTTGTTGGACAGCCCGGACGCCGGACGGCGCAAGGCCGTTTTCACGCCGCTCACCTCGTCCTGGAGCCTGTTGATCGTCCGGTCCATGCGGTCGAGTTTTTCCTCCAGCAAAACATCGCTTGCGCCGCGCCGCTCTATTTCCGCGAGCCGCTGATCGTTCACGTACTTGTACTCTTCAAAGGCCCTGGCCAGAGTGTCTGTGGCCGCGTGGACCTCGTTCATGTCTATCATTGTCTTCTCCTTGCGTTGGTTACTGTTAAAAACGGGGTTAGGTGTTCAACCGGGCGATGCCGTCAGCGGTCCTTTCTCCTCGAGGGAGAAAGCGCAGGCGGTATGGCCGGCGTCAGGATCCGCAGCGTCCGCGCCGCCTTTCGCAATCGCGCCGCCGGCGGGCAGGGTTTGCGTTTCACTTCACTTACGCGCGCGGCTTCGTTGGCCGGAAAGGTGACCAGCGAAATCTCGAACAGTTCTATATCGGTCAGGATTCGCGTTTTGCGCTTGCCGTCGATGCGGCTGCCGGCGGCGCGATAGCCGATTGAAAGACCGGTAAGCGCGCCCATCCTGAGCAGCTCATAGGCTTCCATGCCTTTTTGCGTCCGCAAAGCGAGACGGCCCTGTACCAGCAGACCGTTCCTGTCCTCATTTATGTTCATCCAGATGCCGATGGGCTGCGCCGGATCGTGCATCCACAGCATGGCCGGCATCTGCCCCTTCATGCGCCATTTGGCCAGCGTGCGCCGGAACGCTCCGGACATGACCATCTCGTTTTGATGATCGACCATGCCGAAAACGCTGGCGTAACCCGAAAAAGTTCCGTCCGCCGCCAGCGCCTTCACCGCCAGCGGACGTTCGATGTGCTTTATGTACATTCGCTTTTTTCCTTTTTCTTTTGCTTGCGTGTTTACGGGAAACCCGGCATCGGCGGCATTGCGTTTTTCTTATCCGCCGGTACTTCCGAACCCTTCCCCGCCCTCCACCGGCGCATAACCGGCGGCGGCGCGTTTTTCGTTCACGGTGAGGAAATCCGCGCGTCGCAGTTTGTCCCAAAGAGCGTCGCGGCGCGGTGCGAGGACGCTTATTTCGTCGCGATCGAAATCTAGGCGGAGCGCCGTGCCGGACATCGGCGCCAGCCAGTGATTGAAGGCGGCGATCACGCGCGACACCAGCGGCAGCACCGTCTCCTCATAAAGCGCCATCCGCGCCTCGGCCATGTTAGCGTAGGTCTGGGCGCCGGGAATACCGATAAGCTGGGCCGGCACGCCGAACGCCAGCGCGATATCGCGCGCCGCCACGTCGCGGCCTGCGAGCCAATCCATGTCTTTCGGCGAAAGGCTCATTTCGCGCCATTCAAGCCCGCCCTCCAAAATCAGGGGACGGCCCGCGTTGGCGCGTCCGGTGTTGAGCTGATCCATCTCCTCGCGCAGGCGGCGTATCTGATCGTCGGTAAGCGCGGCGGGGCTGCCGTCCTTCGGCGCGTACACCAAAGCGCCCGAAGGCCGCGCGCCGTGATTGAGCAGCGCCTGGTTCCACGCGCTTGCGGCGTTGTGCTGGTCAATGGAAGCCAGGGCCGCTTCCATTGGCGGCATGCCGTACCAGTCGTCAAGAGGATGAAACAGCTTTATGTGCAAAATGGCGCTCGCGCCGGTGACAGGATCGGCGCCCCAGCGCGTCAACTTGCCGTTGACGCTGTACTCATATCCCTGCGGCAATCCGGCGGGCCCCGGAATCACCTTCATCCGATCCGGGCGCAGAACATAAAGCTCCGCTGGATGCTGCGCGTCTTGCGGCTGCACTGCCTCGACATAGGCATTGCCGGCGATCTGCAGACATGCGTACACGCTTTCCATAAACGCGACGCCGTCCTGCAGCGGATTCGGATGACGCAGAAGGTTCAGGAGCGGGTGATTATCCAGTTCCGCGCCTTCGCTGTCGTACAACAGCCATGGCACGGCGGCGGCGGAAGCGGCGATCATCATGGCGCAGCGGTAGGCGATCACGTTCTTGCGGAATCCCTCCTCCGCCAGGCTGTCATAGCGGCGCGGCGTCCATTTCGGCCTTCCGGCGCTGCTGAACGCTATCACCGGACCTGCGGCGGAAGCCTTCGTTCGCGGCGCGCCGGGGTCCTGGAGCGTTTCGCCTTTTCCGCCTTTCAGGCCTTTTCCCGCGTCCCTGGGACGCAAGGCCATGTTCACGAGATCGCGCAATCCCATGTTGATTCCTTCGCGTTGTTTCAGATGTTGGTATGTTTCAACTGTTGTTTTTCAAACTTCGCCGCCCTCAATCACACCCTCACCTTGAAGAAAAAGGTAGCGCGGCCCTCCGCGGCCGAGTTCCTTACAGCGGCGATTGACAAGCGCGGGGGTGGAACCCCGCAATCAGAAGACAGGTATCAGAAAAACCGATGCCTTCGAAGACACCGCCCTCAATCACGCCCTCCTCTTGCGGGAGGATCAAAAATCCTCCGGATTTTCGGGAAAGGGTCACAGGCGTGAAAACCTGTTTTTCCCCGCGGAAAAGAATTTCACTCTCAAGAATTACGGATTTTGCCTCATTTTGCCTCAA